TGTGACAGATTAAACACATAGGTGTTGCCACGAGTTAATGTTAACGTAGGGTTAGGAGAAAAATCTATGTTCCAACTGCTGGCATTATTATTGGTTACACGAAAGTTTACAGTTTCTGATTGATTTTGAGCTACGTTAAACGTATAACTGCCACCCCGTACCAAAGTAATCGCTGGATTATCTCCATTAATTCCTGAAAATGTATATACTCCATTAGCTCTAGTAACTGTAAAGCTGTCTGTGAAAGGAACATCTGTAGCCGACACATCCACAGCTAACGGGCCTCCAGGCAACCAATAGTACTGAGCGTAGTTTACAAACTTGTCAAAATCAACAAATGGGTCCCATGTATAGTAGTCGCTAGTGTAAAGTCTATCGGCATTATCGGTAAATGCACCTTGTAATTGCAGAGCATCATTGATACCAGGATAGGTTATTGCATCTACAACCGTACGGCTGTCTGCTGGATTAATTTGTACTACTCCGGGTTCTAATTGGTAGTCAGTTCGAGTTTTTGTGGGCTCAACTACATATTTGTCATTGGCGTTGACCCCAGGGCCAACTCTGCGGCCAATAAATCCTTGTGTTTGAGTGTATTCTGGATTCTGGATCAGTTGATCCAGAGTGGCTGCCAGGAATTGTTTATTAACCGGAGTTTGAAATATTTCTGGCAGGAACTCTACACTGCGAACTTGCTTCATTAAATTACTCCACTGCCTGGAGCAGTCTGTAGATTAGTGCTGGTCAAGGCAGTGATGACTTCGATATCGTTTACTGTGGCCCCATTAACAAAAATTTGATTAGGGGCTGATCTAATTTCATACAAGTCGCCAAAGCTCTTTTGTGGGCTTAAAGGTACAAGAACTACACTACTAACAACGTCAGCAATGTTCTGATGGATGTAGGCCGCAAGTTCGCTGAAGTAAAAAGTATCACCAAAATTCCAAGTGTCAAGATTAAAATAAGCATTCATATTAGACACTACTAAATTTTTAATAGTACTGGTACTGGCAGTACTACCATATGCTCGGATAACTTTAATTGTGGCCCTTAATGCAGGTTCGGCTTTTTGTCCAAACAGGGGTTGAAAATCTACATTGTTGAGAATCATATTGTCAGATATCATTTTGTAGTTTTGTAGGCCCTGATAAGCAGTATTCAACTCATCAATGGTTGGGGGTGTTGGTTCTACCACTGTACCGGTAGTATCTTGTAACCAATTAATATAGTCAGTGTGATAAGCATTGGTAACCACATACACATCAATAATATTTGTAGATCCCGGATCAATTCTGCTGGTCAGCGGACTGTTGTGACGATACTGGAAGTATAAATCTTGACGACCCACACGAGCAATATAGTTGTAAGTTAAAGTCAACATAGGATTGCCTAGGCTGTCTACTCCCAGGATGTAAAATGTTCCAGCACTGTAGTCAATGGGGGTGGTGCCGGTAGGATTGTAAGCATAAAATACTTGGCCAACTATGTACTGTGTTTGCACGGCTTGTATGTCTGCCAAGGTTGCATAATCGCTATTGACTATGCCAGCTTCAATTAATAGATAACGTTGTAGGTTATCAAAGTCCACCGTGGCTTGGAAGAACACTAATTTTTGAGTTGCATCAACTCCTGGTGCTACAATTTCGTCAAAGAAATCTGGATTAACCGGCGCCGCATCTCCACCAGTTTGATCAAAACTAACTACAACTTGAAAATCGTCTACAAGTCCGTCGCTGAGCACAGGTTGATCAATAATGGTCAATACATTGTCTGACCCCATCGGAGTAGAATTGTCTGGTTGGCTATTGACCTTGAGTACATTGATGTAGTCTCGGATTACTGTGCCGGTTCTACTGTCGTAGATAGGATCGCTGGTATAAAAGAAAAATCTAGTCTGGAGCACACTGCCAAAATAATATTCTAATGATCTCGAAACCACAGTATAGGTACCGCCGCTGTAGGTTGCTTGTATTAACCAACTGGCATCAAGATTTGTGCCTGATGTATTCTGTGCATACGCTTGACTCCATGTTGCATCTACGGCAAGATTGCTAGAGGTGATCACATACCAAGTATCGGTAAGATTATTGTAGCCTAGGCCAAAGTTTTGATTCAAGGCAATTTGCCCAACTACAGTTTGTTGTACACTGGTAGGAATATCTGTGATAAACACAGGAATCACTTGAATAGGGATCGCTCCTGTGGGTACAAAATTATTCAATACTACTGGGCCGACACCCGATGGTAAATTGCCCAAACCTTGTGCTGTGCCTGCTAGATATACTGCTGTAGGACTGGCCCAAATTGTAAGTTTTTCGTCTGGCTTTGTAGGTGTTCCGACTACTAGTTGATTAGTAGCGGTAAAATAATATCCAGCAGGAGCTGCAAACTTAACTAGGCTTCCTTGAGTGATGTACTTGGCACTATTGCTGGCAAAGGTACCAATAGGTACCGGATTGCCTAGGTCATTTTGAAAATAGCCTGTGGTTTCGTTAGTAATAGACGTGCTTTGATGCCAGGTGTAATTCAACACCGCTAGATCAGGGCGGGGAAAATTAGCATAGTAAAATTGTTGTAGGCCTGCTCTAAGTGCTAATGGATTGATCTGGTTAACTACAGCATCGCTAATGTCATTGCTTGTCAGCCAGCTGAATTGAAAAGTGTACAGATTGTTAGATTCGTACAAGGCGCCATCGCTAGCAAATATGTTGGTGCTAGAATATTTTCCTGTACCATCTACTAGGTCAAGATAGCGGCTGGTGCCAATGCTGGCACGATTTAGTGCTGTACTTTTTAAGATACTGTTGTATTGTGTAAACGGAAAGTTTGTGTAATCTTCGCCGTTGACCATACGATTTTGTGTGTAGTAGCGGGCCGGTGCACGTTGCTTGATCTCTTGAATAGTTTCACGTGCCTGGGCATTGGTCACCGGCTCGGTGATGCCACAAGTAAATGTTAATGTTTCAATCTGTCCGGTACGGCTTACATAGCTGATAGGAACACTAACACTTTGCATTTCTACTGGATTGATAATATATTGTAGACCGTTGCTGGCACGCACATAGGTACGGAAAGTGCCAACAGGAATTGTACTGAATATGCCGTCACCAAAGTTTAAAGTAATCTGATCATTGGTCCTACTGCTCACACTGTAGATATCTCTGGTGCCCGGTGCTAGTTGTTCCACTGCAGCCGCGTACACGCTTTGGACTTGTTCCCAGAAGCCTGCAACATTACCCAGATTGTCTAGTTGATATAACCAAATATCAGTATTATTGATGCCTTCAATATTAATACCTACTGCACGATTTTCAATGCGCTCGGGCAAGTTGAAGTCTTGATTTTGTAGGACCCCTTGTTTGAATAAAAAGAAAAATCCTGTATTGTTGCTAAGATATCCTTGTTGGTCATTGCGGAACAGCATGTTGAACCGTCCGTTGGGCAAAGGTGGCGGTTCATACACAAAGTTTGCACCAGCTGACGTAGCATTGACCACTTCAAATGGCATGTTAACTGTGTCTACGGTCGCAGTGTATGGAATTACTGGCAAGAATCCAGGAACTAGATTAATGGTATACTCCTGTGTGTCTACTCCCAGGATTGTTTGTCGACTTCCTGGATTGCCAAATTTTTGTGCATTGGTCAGGCTGGCATTGATGATTGTAGTAAACTGCTCTTGCCAATCAAGGTTAGTAGGATCTGCCCAGTTAATGGTAAGGTTAGCCAGGTTAACGCCGTTGTAATCAGTAAGGTTTTCTGTTGTTGAAACACTAAACACCTTAAGATAACCCGATGCTTCTGTGTTGCGTTTGGCTGTGTAGCTGACTAAATTTGCAAGTCTAACAACACTGTCTCTACGTTCTGCTGTGTCTAGGTAATTTTCTCTGGTGTTTAGGTCTGTGCGAAATGCTAGACTTTGACCCATGAATGCCATAACATCAAGCAACGCAATGAACTCACTTGATTCAATGTAATCGTTAAATGTTTCTGGATAATACAGGCGCAAATAATCTACAAAACTCTTGCGCAAGGTTTCAAAATCATAGCTTTGAAAGTCGGCTTCGCGGTAGGTTTGATAGATTCGTTTCCAATCTTCAACACCAAATATCACAGTTTGTCTAGAGGTTGAGGCCATATATATTTCCAGTTCTAATATTTAGCTTTGTAATAAACTGGGTAGTTAAACGTAGGTGGCCGTGCGTTGTTGTTGGTTAAAAAATAGACTTAATTGTTGTGCTTGAGTGCTAGGCACTACTGCTATTCCTAGTTGTATTAACATGCCATTTTGTTGTGGAAATACCTGTATACCGCTGATAAACACCCTAGGATCTCCAGCGCATACTCGTTGTATTTCTGCGTAGATTGCCGCTTCTGTTTCAGGAGTTTGATTTTCAAACAAGTAGTTCCAGAGTACTGTGCCATAGCCAGGACGACCAACCAGCGCACCTTGTCTAATATTAAAGGCATTAAGCAGATCAATTTTAATAAGGTCAAAATCTACGGCTGTAAATTTTTTATTTTGACCTATAGTGTTAAATCCAATAAATGTGGGCATCTTGTATTTACTCTTTTAAACTACCTGATTTGCAGAGGGTTTGGCGCCGGTCAGTAAATTGTTGGCTTGGCCTTGTGCTTGATTTGCTAGTCCTTGTGCCTGAGTGGCAGCTCCTTGTGATTGCCCAATTAATGTTGCGCCTTGTCCTTGCAGATTTTTTAACAAACCCTGCGCCTTGCTGATATCAAGTGCGGCAGCAATGCTAGCCGAATCTGGTACTCCAAAACTTGGTGTGGGTATTTTACTACTACCAAATATTTTAGTCATGGCCACATCTACGCTGGCACGATTTACTGTGTTGGCAAATCCAGCGGCTTTTTGCACGTTTGATACAAGACTATCGCCCTGGGCAATTAACGAATTAAATTGTCCTTGTGCTTGACCAATTAACGCATTGACCTGTCCTTGTGCTTGACCAATCAAGGCTTTGGCTTGTCCAGCCACTTGTCCTTGTATTTGCCCTGCCAGTGCTGAGGCCGACCCACCCAACTTATCAGCTAAATTTCCAACATTAATGTTTGATAAACTAAGATTGGACACGTTAAGATTTGATAGATTTTTCAAACCTCCAACCAAGGCGCTGGATGCTGTGGCCGCAAATTGGCTAGCTTTACCCAGAGTATCCATGGCAGTTTTTACCGACATCAAGTTAGGAGTCATGCCTAATGATGCCGACAAGCCTGTTATCTTGGTCAAGTTGGAAGTAAGATTGGTCACACCGGGCAACCCCTTGGCCCATTGAGATGTGAGTTCTGTTCCGTATTGACTAGAGTTTGTAACCAATGATGCTACTTGACTGTTTACTGTGTTGGTCAATGTTGCGGTTGCATTGGTCAAGTCCGCGTTACTTCCGGTATAAACAGTGCCTATTACAGCCGATACAGATTGAGCGGCTGGAGTTGTGATTACACCAGCGGCCTGTAAACTATCGTACCCGTTTTGCATTAGTCTTGCCTGGGCATCGTTCTGGGCTGTGGCGCTGTTAAGGAAATCGTTAAGAGAATAAATTCCATTTAATCCAGTCCAAATGCCTGGAGCGCTGAGCACATCAACCAAGGTGCCTGAACCATTTTGTATAAATTCTTGCCAGGTGCCAGGTTTAACATAGCCGGCCATTTCTAACTGCTGGCAACTAAATCCATATTGTCCTACTCCAGTTTCGTTGGTCATAGTGTTGGCCGCTTGATCTACGCTGTTGGACACCTGTGCCATGAGTGCCATGGTCTGGTCACTAGTCAACGATCCTATGGCTGGCGCGGTAAATCCTGTGCCAGCAATGGCCGCTATGTTGGCATGTGTTATAGGATTAGTCAGGGGAGTGTTGACCAAGGATGGAATTCCGGCTACAGTAGGTAGACCGTTGATAATGGCCAAGATTACCGTGTCGTCCACCCCAGCAGTGCCACGGTCTAATCTACTAAGTTCAAACTTGGCCAAGGAGGATGTAGTTCCGCTGACACTTTGCCCAGGTTCGAATCCTACTAAGGCACCTGCGGCAACTTGACTGTAAAATGTATAGTCGGCCTGGTCCTGTGTAGTTCCTTCGGGGGTCTGCATAGTAAATGTTGCACCAGACGGAAGGGTGTAGTTAAATTGCGCCATTATGTTTTGGTAATAGTTGTTCCAGCCGGCACTGGTGGTGCGTCTGGGGGTGGGGTAGGCGATGGGCCTGCTAGTTTAACTGACACACTTACACCTTGATTATGATACGGATATGGTTCATGTGTAGGCGCACGAGTTACTATGCTTGCTAGACCGGTAGGTTGTGCTACCCAGCCAGCACTGGCATTAAATTCTACTTTAGGCAACAGGTATTTGGTCAAACCTGTGGGGGTTGCTACTTCTGTTTTTGGCCCACCGTTGAGCTGTATCTTGCCACCATTAAAACTCAATTCAGACCCAGCTGCCCAACTGCCCAATTGACTGCTAATAGCTACAGTGCCAGCACTTTTTATACCAATAGTTCCTTGACTGAATAAGGTCAATTGGCCTTTATTTGATACAGTCATATCTGTGTCGCTTTGCATGGTAGTACCTTTGGTACTTTTCATGTTTATTTTTCCGCCAGCAAACATATTAATATCTTCGTCAGCATGTAGATTAATAGTGCCCTGTGTACGTAGATTTACACTGTTGGTAGTGTAGACGTCCAAGGTGCCTTCTTGTCCAAGTTCAATCCAGGCTTGGCCATTGGCATGGCAAATGTACACGCAATCACCATCGTCGCTTAGTGTAATTTGATGACCTTTGCTGGTGCGTATGCGTACAAGATTGTCTTTGCCCTTAAGGTCGCCATCATCCATGACTATGCTATGGCCGCCACGTCGAGCAACTACATTAACTGCTGATGGTTGAGCCGCTTTTAATGTTTTTCCGGTAATACCAGCATCTCCACCAGCACCGCCACCGATACCACCCAAATAGATAGCACGACCAGGAGTGCTAATACCATAACATCCGCTAGGGCTTTCGCGTTGGCTGGTGCTACCAATGCTACCTCGCACTTGGTCGTTAATTAGGCCTTGTTGAAACAATATCCCAGCCAAGTAACTGTGTACTGGTTTAGGTTGATCAAAATATTTAGGATTATTAACAATGGCACTGTTGCTGTTGTTAATTTCAGTTACTGGTAATCGTTCTGCACCAGCAAAATAACTAGTTTGAGCGGCATTCTGTGTAATTGCTTGTGCTTTGTCTACGGACCCAATGGCTGGAATCATGTGTATGATACCTTGGTCTGGAATACATCCTACATAATACCCTTGGCTGGGATCGCCACCCACAAAGAAACATAATACTTGGACTCCAATATCGGGTGGAGTAAACCACATGCCATAACTTTGTGGATTACCTTGCTGAAATGCTCCAGTACCGGCACCGGCACCCGCAGGAGTAGCACCATAAAATGGTGGACAGTAGTTGACTGTGCGCCATAAACTTTGATCGTTGGGATTAGGTCCGCCAAACAATTCAATATACACTTGTAGGCGCCCACTTCTTGTAGGGTCTACATTGTTTTTGACTACGCCAATAAATGGTCCCATTTCGGCGGGCATGCCGCCGCGATCCATTTTGTAATTCTTTGGTTGTCCTGTGTTACGTTGTATATTCTCGCCGGCCATTAATCATCCTTCGCTATTTTTTGTGGTGGGTTATTTAATCCATTTAGTTTGTTATTAAAATTAGTAAACCCAGATGCTATATTAGTACCTAATGTTCCAAACCCTAATTGTTGTAATTGTCCTGCGTTATCTGGTGCCGGTGCATCTGCTGGTTTAACATCACCGCTAGATGTTGCTGGCTTAGGTGGAGCTGCTGGTTGTGCCTCGGGCGGATAGTACAAGTCGCCATATTCATTTTTTCTAATATTAGATACTTGTCCTGTTTCATCTCTAATTTCATAACCATGTGATCCATCATCAGGTTGATTTGCCTGTGTTGTCTGCCGCGAATCAGTTGATGGAGTAACTGTTGAGGGGCGATTATTAGTGGAGACAGGAGCACTGTTAGTTAACGGTATTAGAGCCCCAGTTAACTCTTGTTCAAAACGTCCTTTACTGAATATATTTTTACAAGTTTTGGCTTGGAACGTAAAAGTTGCTTGAGGTGCCCCAGAGCCACTATTAGTATTCATGATTCCAGTATTAAAATCATAGTCAGTGGGTTGATTAAAACTTACAGAATAAGTCACTTGTTGACTATCATAGTTGATGGTTCCGTCAGCATTAAATGGGCCAAAATCAAAATTTTTGGTATTAACTCCAAATGCCACTTCTCCTTGTTGCATCCAGGCTGGGTCCCCAATAATTCTCATACGATTTTCTGAAAAATCTGCCATACTATATAAAAATGCTGTGGCGTTGTCGGCTCCTGCATTTACATAATTGGCTTGACCTTGAACTCGCTGTTCACTGGTAGCCATAAGTGCATTCTTCATTTGGTCTCGGCCAGCGGGTGGTGCCACGGTTACTCCGGTTGTATTGCCTGCAATAGTGTTATAGTAGGCCTGATTATATTCTTGTTCGTAATTTAAAATTTGTGTGTTTGCCCCAGTAAACCAATATTCATAGGCTTTGTGTGCTCCTCGATATTTGCTATCTTTAAAATAAACACTGTACATCTGATTGATGGCATATTCACTGATAGTATATGTAATACGATAAGCATGGTCTCGACGCAGTGTGTCATATTTTAACTGTTCGGCTCCTACACTTATCTTAAACCAGGTGGTAACTCCGCCGGCGCCAGCCTTAGGATTTGTTATCTGTTTACCATCTTCAGTAAAACTAACTGTTTGTTGATCTGTAATGTAGGAACTGCTACATATGATCTGATCAATCAGTTTTATAATCTGTGTTCCTGCACTGATATTCCACTGTTGACTGTTAATATTAACCGAATCGGTAGTATTGTCTACTTTATCCTGAGCGGTGTTAATATTTTTACCGGCGGTATTTTTGAGGGTTACTGTACCTAACCACGGCGGAGTGACTTTAGCAGCACCAATTGATGCTGGTACAAATTTAAACACATATTCGTCGGCTACATAGCCAGGTTTGGTTTTTTCTAAATCTTTTTGATAGTTGTTTAACGCATCAGCTAGACCTGTGAATATGTTGTTTTGACCTTTAGTAGGTGCATCTGCGGCCGTAGGAGGAGCTCCACTATTGGTGGTCGTGCCATAGAACCCGCCAGGTTGGGCATCGGCATCACCACCACGAACTCCTGGACTAAAAGAATTTAATTTTTGGTCAAATCCTCTACCAAACAAATTGCTAAATTGATCGCTGACCGCTTTTTGTCTGTTTGCTGGCATACCTTATGCTCCAAAAGCGTAACCAACGCTACCTGTTTCTGGATTTATAGACCCACCACTTAATACCGAAGTTGCGAGACCATCTCGCGATGTGGCTGGTGCAATTGCAGGCCCTGTTGGTTGAGCTGCTTGAGGTGGTGCTGGTTGAGTTTGTCGACCTTCAACTTTTGTATTTGTAGTTGCAGCCAATGGCCCACCTTGTAACAATTGACTAACTGTGGTCCCGGCCAAGGCAAATCCAAACGGAATGGTACCACGAGCTTGTGCAGTCCCTGTATCATAAGGCACTGGATAACCTATTATATTGTATTCTACCTGATTAGCTACGGTGCGGAAACTGATGTTATTCAACAGGAATGGGTAGTATTTTTTAATTATAGCCTGTGGGCCGGTTCCACTAGATCCAGTAGCTGGTGCGACTAGGTTGCCTTGGCTGTCATATCCGTAGAATTGTATGGTTAAACAATATTGAGCTGCCGCATAGTTAGGAATTTGTTTGCTGGTTTGATTGGCCGCGACTGTAGGACCGTTGCTGACTGATGTAGCCGCGGCTGGAGCAGGATTTTTATAAGCAGAAACAACAGCTTCATAAAGTTTTTGTATCAATGTTATGCCGTTGGGTTCTACTATTTTAAATCGAATTTCCATGCCATTATTACTCATACCGGTTCCCTTGCCCATAAGGAAACTTTCAATTTCTAAATCGTCAAAGTAATAGTCAACTGGAAAAAACTGATTACGTCCAGTTGCAGGAGCGCCGCCACTTTGAATCAACAAGGTCCAGTTGCCAGTATTAGGTGCTGGTGCTTTACCTCCAGCGGCACCAAGATTATTATACTGTTCGGGTGTGAGTAACCACCAACTGATAGCATAGGTATAGCTGGCATACCGGTCCAGTACATTAGGTCGGGGTGTAATAGTTTGATTAGCAAAAGTTGAATTTACAGCTTGCTGATTAGTACTTCTTGAAGCAGTTGGATCGTTATCACCGCCTGGTTGCCCAGCGCCAGCGCCAGCTCCTTTTTGAGTGGGTGCTTGACTAACATAGTTTTTACCTTCTTGACGATCCTGTGCAATATATTGATCATCTGAAGCTGGAGTGGCTTGTGATTCGCTAATGGTTTTAACTTGTTGTGTATACGACGGCGTTCCGGTTGCGTTAGTAAAAAGATTTATGTTACCAAAAAAACTTGGATTATCTTGACGATTAGCTGGCATGTTAGAATCCCAATACTATTTTCAAGGTATCGATCCTGGGCAGGTAGATCACAGCGCCTGCTTCAAAGTCCATGGGCGGTGCTGTTAAGGTATTAGGGTTGCGTTGATAAAACACCCACCATAGACCGGCATCGCCGTACAAGTCAAAAGCTAGGAGGTCGGGGCGATATTGGAACGTGGTATTAATAGTAAACAAAATGTCGTCTGCGCTTTTAGGTATAGGTCTATCGACCATAACATCTAAAAAGAATTGGCTATAACCTGTTTCAAAATATGGACTAGTAGCACTGTATTGGCTAGACATTACCAGAACCCTCCTTTAAGCAGTTGACCGTTAGCAAATCCTTTGAGACTAAATTGCTTGCTGACCTGTTGTCGGCTTTGTACTGGCAACAGCGATATTACAAGGTCAATCTTGCTGGGCACGTAGGTAGGATTACTTAACAGGCCTTGTAATGGCGCAGGTATGGCATTTTGGGCACCAGGTGGCAAGAAGGCTGTGGCCAGTCTGGTCACTGTGGGTGACACAGCATTTAGTGTGGTAGAATATAAATTCTGTAGAGGCTGTAAATTCAATCCAAGATTGTTGGGTGATCCGGAACTGATGTAGTCCACATCGGCTGGCAATGTATAATTGAATTGACTGACCAAACAAGGATGATTATTAAATTGATAGTCGCCTAGACCGCTAAGGAATACCAGGGGTGGCGGGCTACCGCGCTGTGGTTGTGCATCTTGACCGTAGAACATTTTAGTTACCGAGCGGAAAAAATGTATCACAGCCAACACATAGGCCGCATCACTGGTACTTTGTGCTGTAAAAGTTGCAGTAAGATTAACTATATCGGTATAACTATTTTGATAAAAATATCCACGATAGTTTGAGTGAGTTAAATCATAGTTATTATAGTTGGCTTTATAGGCGGTACTAATTGTTGGAGTGTACGGAAATATAACTCCGTTGGTAACCTTTAATGGTTGTAACAATCCAGCATCTGCGGCCTTGTACAAATAAGTTGCGCTTGGAGCTAATCTCAATGTCACCCGCCAGTCGGTGTTGGCCGGCATTTGTTGTGACAGACTTTGGTTGGTATCTTGAGCGTTTGCGTTCGCTGCTCCTACCACTGCCCGAGCCGCTGCTCGACCAGCATTGGCTAACGCTTGTGTAGCCGGTTCAACAAATCCACCACCTATAAATATTGGATTATTGCCCTCGTCGAGTGTATAACCTGGCAGTAAATTGCCTTCTTCATCATAGGCAACTTGTCCGCTTGCTGGCCCAGGTTGAACCGCTGTTGCTTCTTTTTTTACGTCAGATGCAGGAACTGCTAGGGTTTGTCCTGCACCATTTTCTAAATCTTGTGCTACCTGAGGATCTACCGGCGCAGGAGCACGATCGACTTGAGAATCGGAAACTTGTGTTTCGTTTTGCTCGCCGTAACCCGACGTGTTGTCTACTTCTGGATCTGCCATGTTTATTTTCCTATACAATATTTAGTGAAAAAATAAACCACCCAGATAATGATTAAAAGGTTGACAACTGTGGTTTCTATGCTACAATAAATATACTATTAGGAGATCAACGAGTGTCAACTACACCCACAAGAACACCAGCAAAAACGAATTATTTAAATAATCGTGACATTTTAAAACAAATACACCTAAGCAAAAATACCTACTGTAGCTACACAGATCCTGTGGCAGATCATCAGTATGATATCATTTTGCCTACCCTAGCCCGGATCAATCAACGTACCATTGCTGAAGCTCGTCGCAATCGAGCCGACAGATTAAAACGCGAAGGCACAATTGTAGATCCTAAAAAGATACCAAATACTGACCTAGTGTTCCGCATTACCTGCTGGGAACACATACCCATGGCACCTAAAAAAGTGCCTAAAACTCAAGCAAAAAAGAAAAAGATTGAAGATATTTTTGAGCTGGAGCTAGACGCAGAAGACGACCCCTTGGCAGAGTTGTTGGACATTCCGGTCCTAGACGAAAAGCATGTACGTCTAAACTTTCCACCATTTTATCATTATAGATTAGATGAAAACAAACAACCATTCCAAGTTGGCAAGAGTCACTGGATTGGCGACTTTGAAACCGGCAAATTTAGCAAAGACCACGGTAATGCCACCCGCACCTTGGCAACGATGTATATGAAACTGTGTGAACGTTATGCCACTCGTAGCAACTGGCGTGGCTATACCTACAACGAGGAGATGCGTGGGCAAGCCTTGTTACAGTTGAGTCAGATTGGTCTACAGTTTGATGAATCGAAAAGTCAAAATCCATTTGCCTACTACACAGCGGCCATTACCAACAGCTTTACTAGAATCCTAAATCTTGAAAAGAAAAATCAAAACATTCGTGACGACATGCTGGAGCAGGCTGGATTAAATCCATCATGGACTCGACAGAACGCTGGTAAAAAGAATCCAAACTTTGGCGCTGTGGTTACTATTATTGCTGGCGAGGATTACAAAGCATGACACCCGGTGACGTTGTTACACAACCAACCTGGTGTGTAAATCCGTTTTTGCAAGCACATCAAATGATGGACGGCCAACTTAATCCATGTTGTCGTTTTCAAGATGGTGCTATGGGTAAAGATATCAATGAGTTTATTAATTCTACAGAGTTAGCCCAGTTAAAAACTGAGCTAATTTCTGGAATAAAATCAAATGGGTGCCGTAAATGTTGGTCAGATGAGTCATTAGGTATAGAAAGTAAGCGACAGCGTGACAACAAAACGTATCAGTCTAGATTTCAATTAACTTATTCCAAAAAAGAGTTGCTAGACCCCAACCCAAATCTTGCTGAATACTATATCAGATTAGGTAACAACTGCAATCTTCGATGTGCTATATGTAATGATGTAGTGAGTACTGGGTGGGCAAGTGAGAACAAAAAATTTGGATTACCGTACCGTAAAAAAAATAACATTAAACATGACGACCCATGCTGGCAACACATGCTCGATCATTCTCAATATATTAAACTAATTGAATTTGTCGGCGGCGAACCGTTGTTTATTAATCTTCCATTGCAAATTGAATTTTTAGAAAAATTAATTGCCAGCGGAGATTCTAAAAGTATTGCATTGCGTTATCATACCAATGGCACCAAGTTTAATGCAGATATTGCTAATTTATGGAAGCACTTCAAAGAGGTCACGGTTTGGATTTCAATTGATGGGTTAGAAAAAAGTTTTGAATATCAACGTTACCCTGCTAAATGGAGTGTTGTTGTTGCTAATGTACAAAAATTTCAACTGTTGTCAAAAGACTCACCAAATATTGTAATTAAAGCCAACTGTACGGTATCTGTGTTAAATGTACTCGAGCTTGATGATCTACTTAACTGGTTCAAGGAACACAACTTGCCTTATCACCTAAACCTACTAGATTATCCACCTGAATACGGGCTGTTTAACCAAGAGTCAAAGTTGAAACAACAGATAGTAGATTATATAACTCCAATTACCAATACAGACTTACAAAAGTTTATTGGTAATCTATTACTAGCCAAGTCTAAGACACAGACTCAATCTTTAAAATCTAAATTAATTGAGATGGATCAAAAAAGATTATTAAAATATACTGACTGTTTGGTATTAACCAAATTACTTGATTCTTAACGCAATACCCTGTATACTTCCATGATATGAGTCTATTTAAAAAAGTAGCAGTATGCACAGACATACATTTTGGTCTTAAATCAAATAGTCAACAACACAATCAAGACTGTAGTGATTTTATTGATTGGTTTGTTGCGACAGCCAAGGCCAACGGTTGTGAAACTGGCATGTTCCTTGGCGATTGGAGCCATCAACGTGCGGCAATTAATATGCAGACCTTACAGTATAGCTTACGTAGTCTGGAAAAACTATCTGCGGCATTTGATCGATTTTACTTTATTCCAGGCAATCACGATTTGTATTATCGTGATAAACGTGATATCTATAGTACCGAGTGGGCCAAGCACATACCTAATATCCAGATTGTCAACGATTGGTTCCAAGATGGAGATGTTGTAATTGCTCCTTGGCTAGTCGGTGATGATCATAAACGCATACCCAAAATGAGTGCAAAGTATATGTTTGGACATTTTGAATTGCCACATTTTAAAATGAATGCCATGGTAGAAATGCCAGATCATGGCGAAGTCAAGGTAGAAAGCTTTGGCGGCTTTGATCGGGTGTTTAGTGGACACTTTCATTTACGACAACAGAAAAAGAATATCAGCTACATTGGCAACTGCTTTCCACACAACTATGCCGATGCCGGCGATGCGGATCGTGGCATGATGATCCTAGACTGGGGATCTGAGCCAGTGTATCATTCTTGGCCAGGACAACCCATGTATCGTGTGCTTAAACTAAGTCAGGTCATTGACAATGCACCCAAAATACTTGTGCCCAACATGCATGTTCGTGTAGAATTAGACATTGACATCAGTTACGAAGAAGCCAATTTTATCAAAGACACATTTGTCAAAGATTACAACCTGCGAGAAATGGCATTGATTCCTGTTAAGAGTAGTGCTGTGGATTTAGACATGTCACCAGGAGAAGTTAAATTTGAAAGTGTAGATCAAATTGTAACCGATCAACTTACTAATATTGAAAGTGAATTTTACGATCCAAAATTATTGTTAAAGATTTATCAAAACCTATAATGATAGATTTACACAATTTATCTGCTATCGATATTGAAACTATTAATAATTGCAATGCAAAGTGCCCGTTGTGTTTGCGTACTGCTAATCTAAAAACCAATGATGCCCTTAACTGGTCAGAAATTATTAAACAAATACCCAATTATGTTTGGCAGAATGTCAAGGAGATTAACCTCAACGGTACTACTGGCGATAATTTAATGCATCCTGGTATTTACGAAATTGTACAGTGGTTGACTACACATAGTCCAGGAAAAGTATCTATTCACACAAACGGATCTATTAGAGATACAGTTTGGTGGAATAAATTTGGTAAATTACTTTCATCAACTAATCATTGTGTCGTATTTGCGCTAGATGGGCTTGAGGATACTCATTATTTGTATAGAATTGATACTAGTTGGAAAAAGATTATTGAAAATGCCAAGGCATTTATTGCCGGCGGCGGAAATGCCGAATGGCAGTTTATTTTATTTGATCATAACAAACATCAAGTAGACAAGTGTAGAGAATTAGCTAGAGAGTTTGGATTTTCAAAGTTTTTTACAATATATCAAGACAGATTTGATGATACACACAAAATAGAAACTGAACACGGAATTATTAAACGTTACGATCCAAAAGATTTAACATCTGAAGTTATTGTAAAAGAAAATAGTAACAATTTTAAAAAGAGTAAGGGCACTAAAATAGAATGTCGTAGCAAAAAAATAAATTGGGTTTCAATATATGCCGATGGAACTGTTTGGCCGTGTTGTTGGCTAATGGGATGGCATGTAGTTAAAGATAGGGGTATACACCACAGTGTTGTTAATCACCACTTAACAAAAATATTAAAAATTGACTTCTCTGAAATCAACCTGTACAATAAAAATCTAGAAGATATTATTAATAGCGAGCTATGGCAAAAACGTTTTCCAGAAAGTTTTGATAGCACGCCTAATTTAATCTGCAAACAACAATGTTCTAAATAAAAACCTATGATCCATATAAAAAATCTAACCGTAAAAAACTTCATGAGTGTGGGTAATAGTACACAAGCAATTGACTTTGACCGCAAGGACTTGACGCTTGTGTTGGGTGAAAACTTAGACCTAGGTGGTGACGGTAGTCGCAATGGCACAGGCAAAACTACAATTATTAATGCTCTCAGCTACAGCCTATATGGACAAGCACTCAGCAACATCCGCAAAGATAATCTTGTAAACAAAACCAACAATAAAAACATGTTGGTCAGTTTGGATTTTAGTGTTGGTGGCAAAGATTATAAAATTGAACGAGGCCGCAAACCTAACTTGCTAAGATTCTTTGTGAACAATCAAGAGCAGGTAATTACCGACGAAGCACAGGGCGACAGCAGAGAAACACAGGATGCCATTGAGCAAACTCTGGGTCTAAGTCACGACATGTTCAAACATATCCTGGCACTTAACACTTACACAGAACCTTTTTTAAGCCTTAAGGCAAACGATCAACGTACTATTATCGAGCAGTTGTTGGGCATTACCATGCTGAGTGAACGTGCTGACAAGATTAAAGAACATAATAGAGCCACTAAAGAAGGCATCACACAAGAAGAATTCCGTATTCGTGCTGTTCAAGAAGCTAATAAACGCATTGAAGAACAGATTGAATCATTGAAGCGTAGACAAACAATGTGGGTCACTAAACATGGCGAAGATATCAAAGAACTTGAGAAAGCCCTTAAGGCGTTACAGACGATACAAATTGAGGTGGAGATTCAAGCGCACAAAAATCATAAGGCATGGGATCAAAAACGCAAGGATATCAACGAACTATCGGGTCAGATCTCACGAGTCAAACTGGACATCGGTCGGGAGGAAAAGCTGGTCTCCAAAATATCAAAAGAAATTGAAACGCTCGCTAACCATGAATGTCATACATGTGGTCAGCCCTTCCACGATAGTAAGCACCAACAAGTTGTGGAAGCAAAACAGAGTGATTTGGACTCGGCTCGAGAGAGCGGCGCAACTTACAGCACCCTCCTATCAGAATTACAGACTGCCCACGACAGCCTGGGCACGTTAGGCAAAGCACCCAAAATGTTCTACGATAAGGAAAGTGATGCTATCCAACATCAAGCTACTTTGGCCAATTTAGAGAAACAAATTGCTACAAAGCAAGTAGAAACAGATCCGTATACTGAACAAATTGAAGAAATGCAACACCAAGCCTTACAGGAAATAACTTATGACCCACTTAATGACCTTACTCGCTTACAAGAACATCAAGAGTTCTTGCTTAAATTACTCACCAGCAAAGACAGTTTCATCCGTAAAAAGATTATTGAACAGAATCTTAGCTATCTAAATGCTCGACTCACCCACTACTTGGATCGTGTAGGATTGCCACACACCGTGGTATTCCAAAATGACTTGACTGTTAGTATCGAAGAGCTAGGTCGAGAATTAGACTTTGATAACTTGAGCCGTGGTGAGCGTAATCGATTAATCCTCAGTATGAGCTGGGCTTTCCGTGATGTGTTTGAAAGTTTATACCAGCCTATTAATCTGTTGTTTATAGACGAGATGATTGACAACGGCCTAGATACACAGGGTGTTGAAAATGCCTTGGCGTTATTAAAACATATGAGTCGTGAACGACACAAGAGTATTTGGTTAGTAAGTCACAGAGACGAACTTGCCGGACGTGTTGAAAATATCCTTAAGGTAGTCAAAGAAGGTGGCTTTACTAGCTACAACACGGATGTAGAAATTGCGTAGAATCCGAGTACTTCACGTTGAGCCCACTGATGTTTGTCAAGCTGCATGTGCCTTGTGTGCTAGAGAGACTGACCCGAACTTTAATAAAAGTTCTAAACATCATCTGCGTGTAGAACATATTCAACAACATTTTAACGATCGGGCACTGGCAAGATTAGACAAAATGTTTATGTGTGGCAACTACGGTGATCCTGCGGCAGGATACTATACCATGGACATCTACAACTACTTTAGAAAAATTAATCCCAATATTGTGCTAGGTATGAACACTAACGGAGCTGTGCAAAGCACATTTTTTTGGCATGCTCTAGGTAAGTTGTTTCACAAATCAGAAGATTACTGTGTATTCAGCATAGATGGCTTAGAGGACACTAATCATGTTTATCGTAAAAATGTAAATTGGGAAAAGCTAATGGCCAATGCTCAAGCCTACATTTCCGCAGGTGGGTCGGCTCATTGGGACATGCTGGTGTATAAGCACAACGAGCACCAAGTCAATGCTTGCGAACAGCTGGCTCGTGATATGGGATTCAAGTGGTTTCGTGCCAAGATTAGTAAGCGTGGGTTTACAGATCAATTAGAATTCCCTATAGGATGGCAGGAACCTGCAGTCAAGCAAGGGCCTATTAAATGTCATGTGCTTGATGAAAAAAGCATGTACATTGATGCTCAAGGTCGTTTAAGCCCTTGTTGTTGGCTGGGCTCGACACAACAGGAGTTTATCAAAGACGATTTAGCAACTGTAAAATTAACTTGGAAAACAGATACACCTAATTCAGTGTGTGCAAGTGCTTGTTCTACAAACAAAAATAAAACCGTATTTCAAGACCAATGGCAACGAGAGGTACAATTATGTTAGCCACTTGGCATTTTCATATTGAGATTAGTTCAAAATGTACGCTACGTTGCCCACGGTGTGCTCGTCAAGAAGTTCCTGATAGTTTAATAAACACTGAATTAGACTTAGAATTTTTTAAACGCAACTTTACTCCAGAATTTATACTTGATAATGTAGAAAAGATTACATTCTGTGGCGATGACGGCGATCCTATCTATGCCCACGATCTCGTACCAGTAATTCAATATAT